TCTTGCGATGAGCGATACAAGAATATCGAAGAGAAACTAGAGGCTGGAAAGCAGCGCATGACGCGCATAGAGTATCTGCTCTACGTCGTGATCGGCGCGGTGTTGCTTGGCCCTGGCTTTGTTGGCGTGATCGTCAATAAATTGATAGGCGCGTGAAATTGAACCTATCACACTGGCACTGGCTGCAATTGCTGGAATTAAGCAAGGTGTGGCTCTGTACAAGGATGCCAAAGCTGCGGGGACAGACCTCTACAAGATAACCAAAGAGATTTCGGGTTTCATTGGACAATTCTTTGACGCGCATGAGGAAGTCAAAAAGGACGTTAAGCGTCAAGAGCTTGACCCGCCCAAAACCAAATCAATGAAAGCACAGGCACTTGAAAATGTGTTTCACCAGATCGAGTTAGAACGAGAGTCAGTAGAATTGCGTGAGTTTTTGATCTATCACACAGACCCAGCACTTGGTGCGGTCTGGTCACGGTTTGAAGAAGAATATAAAAAACTGAACGAGGAAAACGAAAAACAGATTGAACTGGAACGTCAAGCGGAGTTACAACTCAAATGGCAACGCAAAAGAACAATAAGCAATCTACAAGACAAGGCGTTAATAATCGCAGCAGTTCTGACAGTTACTATATACCTCCACCTGATGCTGTGGTCGATAAAGCAAATGAACATGGACAAATAGTTTTTTTAATTTGTTTGGTTGTGATAATGTTAATTTTGCCGCTGTTTTTGTATTTGATGGCATCAATGTATTTTGATATGCTTGTTGTTCAGCAAGAAAACAAACAACAGCAAAAAGCTGTTCAGAAATTGATTGACAAAGCAAAGGAAAAATAATGTTACCGATACTTGCATCATTGCTTGGCACACTAGCCGAAAACGGTTTGGGGCTGCTGTCCAGCGCCATCCAAGCCAAAGGCAAGGACGTAGTTGAAAAGACGCTAGGCGTAAAAATCCCTGACAACCCAACATCTGAGGACGTTGCCAAGCTGCGCCAACTCCAGTTTGACCATGAAGAGCGCCTGTTGGAGCTAGGCATTGAAAAAGCCAAGATGGAACTAGCAGAGCTTGACCTGTTGGCAAAGGCCGCGCAGAGTGATGCTGACAACATCACAGATCGCTGGCAAGCAGATATGTCTAGCGATTCTTGGCTGTCCAAAAACATACGCCCTATGAGCCTTATAGCCATCTTCTTGGGCTACTTCTTGTTTGCCATGATGTCAGCGTATGGCTACAACGCAAATGAAAGCTATGTGACCTTGTTGGGTAACTGGGGAATGCTGATCATGGGCGCTTACTTTGGTGGGCGCACAATTGAAAAACTTGCTGACATGAGGAAGAAATGAAAGCCAAGCTAACCTTTTTTGTGACATTGATGGTCAGCTTCACTCTATGCGTTGTGATTATTGGCATGGTCGCCGTACTGATGGCTGGACTATTTGACCCAATCGTGGATAACAGTGAAATTTTTAAACTCATATCACCGGCGTTTCAAACCATTGTTGGTGGCTTTATTGGCTTACTGGCTGGTGTGAAACTGTCGCACGGCGAAAAAGATACGGAGGAAAAATGAGCTTAAACACTGAACAAGCCGCGTTTTTGCTGGACGTGTGCAAACTGATCCAGTATGCCACTGAGCAGGGTTTTATGGTCACTGGTGGTGAGCTTACCCGCACACCCGAACAGCAGGCTATTTACGTCAAAACAGGGCGTTCTAAGACAATGCACAGCATCCATCTCAAACGCTGCGCCATTGATCTAAACTTTTTTAAAGATGGCAAGATTGTTTGGAATAGAAAGATCATTGAGCCGCTGGGCATTTATTGGGAATCGTTGCACCCAAAAAATCGGTGGGGCGGTTATTTTTCTAACCTGGTGGACTGCCCACACTTTGAGCGTAACGTCTAATCTGCAAAGATGTAAAGCAGCAAGACAATCCCGCCAATGCCAATAAATGCGCCGACCGCCATGACCAAAATGGTAATGATTACTTCTCCCATCGTTTGCATAGCTCCTTTACCGCTTTGGTCTTGCGGGGCTTTTTACAGACTTTGCTAACAGACTTGTATTTGGCTTTATACATCAAATCAGCCACGGTCGGCGGTTTGGACGGTGTTAAGCAGACCGCCATTGCCACAAACAAAACAATCCAGCTAATCATTTTCATTAATTGAATAAAACCAATCGTCCCCTGCTGTCCACTTGCGTGTCCCATCAACTGAGTAAATGGTTTGCGCTGCTTGGAAATCAGGAAACTTGGCTTGCTGGATCAGGCTTTGGTCATACCACAGGCATCGATTGTTGGGCTGGGCGGCAAACTGACCATTGTCTAGGCGTATGAAATTAAAAGATTTGTGTTCCTCGGCGGTCTCAGTAAAGCCGGTGTCAAGGTCTTGCCCATCAGCGCAAAAGTCCACGGTGAACAGGTATGTCCCAAAATGCCATTGCTTGTCCTTGCCAAGAAACTTAACGCCCAGATTACGCAGGCCAATCTTTTCAACAATGGTAAACCGATACCCCATGCAGTCCCACAATTGCAAAATGTCCACAGGCAGGTCACTAGCGCCCTCTTTCCACGCATAAGCGTGAATGGGCAGCTTGTCGTACAAAGCGCCGTATTCGGTCAGTAGCGACTCAATCCTAAACACTTGGCCTCTGATGGCTTTAAGACTGACCCACACGCAAGGCACAAGCTCGCCATGCCCTTTGGTGTGGTTGTATAGAAACTCAGCCTTGATAAAGCACTGTAAGGGCGGCAATGATGCAACAAGGTAGCTCATGTGTTCTTCTCCTTGAGTCTTGCTTGCGCCCATGCAACACCTTGGTCAAAGGTGTCGGGCATTTCTTCAATTTCTTTCCAATCTTCATCTGTCAACCCTACCCATGTGTGCTGTGAGTAGTTCCATCCACAGTTGTGGCATTGCATGATGTAGTCCAGCACAGATGCCAAACTACCTTTAGTTCTTAAATCATCGTTTGCATCTAAATGAGTTTGAACAATCTTTGCACAGGCTTCACGTTCTTTGGCGGCTACCAGTTTGGCAAAGGCTTCAAGTGCTCTTTGACTTGCTGGCAAAACTAAACTTATATGCGCTTGTCTAGCCATCGCAATGATTTCATCTTGGGTCATATCAACTTCCGCTGAACAGGCGTAAATTGCCATTCACGCTCTGCCCTGCCAGACCTTGACTTGATGGTGTGTCCAGTTAACTCAACCATGCCAAGCCGCGCCATCTCAGGCAAGCGCCTTGCCACTTGATTGCTATCCAGCCCAGCCAAATAAGCAATTCCATCTTTACCCAATGGGCCAAACCGTTCAAGACAATGCACGATCAATTTAAAGTGCAAATCACCAGACTTAAACTGTTCGGCAGCGGCGTGGCTGGTCACTGGGTCAAGTGACCGTGCGCGTTTAAAAAGGGATGTCATCTCGGCTCTCCTTATTTGTCTTTTCCTCCAAGTCATAGCAATTTGCCCATCCTGTCCAGCCACCATCTGCCAAAGGTATGGTGTCTAATTTAATTTTAAAATTCTCACCATCTTCAAACAAACTGCCAATGGTTTGGTAGCGTTTCTTTTCTACGCCCTCGCGGTTTGTGTATGTGCCAGTAACGACAACGATGTTTTTGATTTTCTTCATGGGAGGCTTTCAAGTTGTTGGATTTTTAGGTCTACGTCACCCAAGAATTGGATAACTGAATTCTCAAGCAGATTAACCATTTCGGGGTCATAGTTGATGCGCTTGATGAATAGCTGATGTCTTTCTGGAAGACGTGGATCAAATGAAACAAAGTCGCACCAAGGGCGGTCGGCACAGGTCATTTGCCACATTATTTGCGTTATGTATTTGGCTGGCACAGTCCGACTTAACAGCGTGTCAATGTGGGTTGCGGTGTTTGGGCATTTGATCTCCACCATTCCCTCATTAGCCAAACCATCAGGACTTGCGCCCGACATAGCAATCCAAGGGTGGTCAATAAACCCCACCTCGGTTACCAACAAGTCCATTCTGGCCTCGTAAGCAGCTCGAGCAAATGGCTCGGTGTCTGTACCCCATTGCATAGCGGCGTTGCTGTAGGACTCGGCAGGCTTGCCTGTCAAGCGCTCGCAAACCAATTGGGCTAGGTAATTCTCGCGGCTGGCGCTTGGCCCTGATTTGGTCTTGGCAATGATGTCAGCCACACGGCTTGCGGTGACCTTACCGCATCTAGCGGCAAACCATTCTTCTGTGCGTTGTTCCATTATTTGCTCTCCAACATGGCTTTTTTAGCGTCTTTTTTGGCAATAACCTTAGCCTGCCATGCCTGCTCGCCATTTGTGGCCTTGTAAGCGTCTTTGTAGGCTTGCTGTAGCTCTTTGATGGTGGTCACTTCATCCATTGCCGCCATCAGGTCAGCAATTTGGTTTTCATTGACCGTGGACTTGATTTCGGTCTTGCGGCTGGCGTGGTTGCCATCATCATCCTCGGGCGCAATACCGCAAGCAGCCATCAGGCTGTAGCGTCTGGCGTAGGTCAAAGCCGAGCCGTAACCCTGTGGGTCTTGTTTGCTGGCAGGCACATGGAGAATGCCACATTCCAGCATTTCGCCGCTTTCGTGAACAAACATGGTTTCCACCATTACGCCGTTTTCGCAGTCATAGCATTTTTGGATCAGGGCTATGCCGTTGTCGTTTAAGCCGGTAATGACGGCCTCAACGCAAGCAGCCAGGTCAGCGTAACGTGACTTGAAATGCGGGTTGGTGGATGATTTGAGGGCAGGGCCAAAGGCTTTTTGTGCTTTGACCAGAGCTGTTGCAATTTGTTTCATGATGTCTCCTTAATAAAATTTTGGGCCACAGGTTACATCTACCAGTGTCTCGGCGGTGTAACCATTAATTTTGCGTTTACCGTAAATCGTGATGGCTCTGAGGCCATTCTTTTCGCACTGCTTAATTGCGTCTATTACCTCATTTCTGCCCATCGGCTGAATTTGCTTGTCCATGATTAGCTCTTGTTCGGTAAGTTTTGTTTCGGTGAAATGGCTGCAACCCACTAGCGCCAGTAGTAAAAATGCGTATTTCATTACGGTCTCCAAACAAAAAGGTCAAACAAAACTACCACAATAGCGGCTACCGAAACAATCCAGAGGGCAACCTGCGCCCAATCGGTGGGTTTTTTGTATTTTTCTATGTCAAACATGGTTACTCCTTATACGCACAAAGGTGCAAATTCACGTTCAAGGGAGTCAATAACGGCGCTTGACAGCACGTTATAGAGTTCGGTAGTGCCAAGGTAGGCGTGCCACAGGTTGCCGGTAACTGGGCAAAAGTAGCAGTCCAGTTCTACGGTTAAATCATCATGTTGGATAACAAGGTGCTCAAGACCTTGGTCAATCATGATGTGTGCGTCTACGGCGGGAAGTGTTGCAATGTGTTTCATGGTTGTTTCTTTAAGGGCTTGCGCCCATTTGGTTAAGAGTAATTGCGGAGGCAATTTAATGGAAGGGCTAATTCGCCTCGAGCAACACGACCCGTAGATGGGTCATAAGATTTGAGCTGCGCCCAACGCTCACCGCCAATGATGCGGAAACCTAAGATAACAAACACGCCAGCGTTTTGGCCTGCTACGATTTGATTTAAAGAAAATGTCATTTCTGACTCCTAAAAGACCCTATGCGATTTGCTGGGGAATGAATGTATTGTTAAGCAAACTTAACAGCAAGTCAAGCATATTTGCAATTATTTTCTAAGGACAAACCCTAGTGTGGCTAAATTGTTAATCTAGCTTTACAATGCCCGCATGACCAAACAGCAATTAACCCAGTTGGCAGGATCACAGAGTGAGCTTGCAAAATTACTTAACGTGAGCCGATCAGCGGTTTGCCAGTGGAAAGCTGTGCCAGAGCTGCGAATGCGGCAATTAAAAGATTTAAGACCCCAGTGGTTTACAACTTAACAGAACTATGTATAATCCAAACCGTCTAGAGTGGCATCTAGGCGTTGAACTGAGTTTAGAACCCCGCAGGTTTCTGTGTGGTCTTGACAGACAGCAAGCGAGTCTTTTGACTCAGTTCAATCGCCTTGCTGTTGTTCTCGCCAAGAACCAAGACCACAGAGCATCTTGCGGGGTTTTTGCTTTTGGACAACGCAATGCGGTACGTCGATGGTTGCGTTTGAGATACCCCGATACACGAGCAAACCAGATCGGGGAGCGTGGGCTTAGTCCTAGAGCGCGGTGGTTGAAACAGTCTGGGACAGTGCGAGGCGATGACATGGCTCCGAAAGGCAAGCATCGAGGCACAGGCGAACTTTGGTTTTGACCACGGTAAGGCTGTGCTTTGCTCCAACAATCACCAAAAGGCAATAAGGGATAGACATGAGACAGTGCAAATGTGGTGGGACGATAAGAGAGCATCAATTGACAAACAACAGGGTTGCATGGACTTGTAACCAATGCGGTCGATATGAACAAATCAACTTAAAGGATGACAAATGCCAATTGAATTTCAATCAGAAAACCACCTCCACATTTACGGTAACAACAAAGGATTTATTGTCATAGAAGAATGGACGGATGACGATTTCAGTGATTTGCTTGGAAAAGTAAGAATCCATGCTGAAAAATTTAAAGCATTGGCTGAATTGCACAAAGATGACCTAATTCACGAGGCTTTTTTTGGGGGAAAAAAAAATGACAAACTTTGAACAATTCTGGGCTGCATGGCCTACCAGTACCCGAAAGGGCGGTAAGTCTGATTGCTTGAAGCGGTGGGAAAAGTATTATTGTGATAGCTGTTGCGACCAAATTATTAAGCACATCGAATGGATGAAAACCACCGACCAGTGGCGCAAAGACGGTGGGGCTTACATACCCTCACCCGCTGTTTACTTAAACCAACGGCGCTGGGATGGCGCTGAAATACCTGAAGTTAAAAAAACCATCAACATTTTGGACAAACTGGCAGAAGACAGAGCCAGAGCTGTGCCGATGCCTGCGGAAATAAAAGCCCGCCTGGATGCGTTGCGGGGTCGCAGATGACGCATGAAAGACTTGTTGCAAACTCAATCCTTAGCCGACTTAAAGACGGCGAAGAATTTAGCCAATCTGTCATCCGATCAGCGCTTAGAGATGCTGGAGACCTTGCGCCAGACCGAGGCGAAAGATTGGATCAGGCGCTACAAGAAGAAGATTCGGGAAGCGGGCAAAGCCGCAGCATCAGCTTGGTGGTTGCAAACCTTGTCAGACGTAGTGAAGCGGCGTGGGCAAAAAGCTGCTGATGACTTACGGAGACGCATGAATGAGATACGCAGCTAAGGTGGACAGTAACCAAGATGCCATTGTGAGCACGTTAAGGGCGGCTGGCGCTTATGTTTGGATCATTGGTTTGCCGGTTGATCTTCTAGTGGGGTACAAATCGCACACGTTTCTAGTTGAGATCAAACGTAACGCCAAAAGCCGTTTTACACCGTTACAGCGCGACTTTTTTGAAAATTGGTGTGGAGGTACGCTAGCAAGGATTGATAGCCCTGACGGGGCTTTAAAAATGATCGGAGTGATTAAGTGAGAAGCCTTGAGCAAAACCGCTTAATGTGGGCTAACCTTGAGGACATTGCCCAGCAAGTAATCTGGCATGGTTTAAAGCTGGACAAGTATGAGTGGAAAGACGTATTGACGGCGGGGCTAAAAAAACAAAAGATCGTGCCAGGCATTGAGGGCGGTTTTGTAGTCATTGGAGCAAGGACAAGCAAAATGAGCATTGCAGAAATGAACGAGCTGATTGAGTTATCCACCATGTTTGGCGCACAGCAAGGCGTGAAGTTTCGAGCAATTGAGGAATGAAATGCCCAGTGTGCGGCACATGGACAATAGTTAAAGAAACCCGAACAAGCACCGGCAACACGCGCAGGCGGCGGCTGGAATGTGCTAACGAGCACCGATTCACCACATTGGAGACAATAATTGTTTCAAAAACACGAGTACGTCAGATCAAAAAAACTGCTGAAACTGGTGGCGGGGCTTGACTGCCAAGCCTGCGGGTCGGGCAACATGGTGCAAGCGGCGCACACAAACTGGGGCGGCGGTAAGGGTCGGGGCGTTAAGGCTGACGATAATCTAGTGGCTGCCTTGTGCCTTAAATGCCATTACGAAATTGACCAAGGCAAAGACATGAGCAAAGAGGAGCGCCAAGAAATGTGGGAACAAGCACACATTGCCACCGTAAAAAAACTGTACATTCAAGGACTTTGGCCTGTTGACGTACCAATTCCAGCGTTTACAATTGATGTGCAGTTGTCTCCTTAGCAGGGGCATTGACCCCTGCCTTTTTTAGGATAACCATGAAAAAAGACGTTGCCGACTTTATTTCCACGTTGTTTCACAGCTCCACGGTGACGCATTTCATGCACCTGAGCACCGATTCATACGCCACGCATAAGGCTTTGGGCAAATATTACCCAGCCATTGTCGATTTGGCTGATAGCTACGCTGAGGCATACTCAGGCTGTTACGAAAAGATCAAGGATTTCCCTGAGAACTTTCACAACGCCAAAGACCCGCAAAAGTACCTTGCCAGCATTAAAACCTACATAGAAAAAAACCGTGATGCTTTGCCAGACGACAGCCATTTGCAAAACATTGTGGATGAAATCGCCGCACTGGTTGACAGCACAATCTATCTATTGTCATTAAAATGATCAGGATATTTGCTGGCTATGACCCAAGGGAAGCTGTTGGCTACCATGTGTTTTGCCAAAGCCTGATTGAGCGCACCAGCGAGCCGGTCGCCATAACACCTCTGTACGGTACACAACGAGACGGCACAAACGCATTTACCTACCAGCGGTTTCTTGTACCCTACTTCACCAAGTTCAGCGGCAGGGCAATATTCTTAGACGCAAGCGATATGCTGATGCTGGCAAACATTGACGACCTGAGCAAACTGTTTGACCCGACCAAGGCGGTGCAGGTGGTCAAGCATGAGTACCAGACCAAGCACCCAAAGAAATATATCGGCACACCGATGGAAGCGGCGAATCGGGACTATCCCCGAAAGAACTGGTCAAGTTTAATACTTTGGAATTGCGAACACGTAAGAAACTTGGTGCTGACACCGGAAGTTGTGGACGACCAGACCGGCGCAGACTTACACCGATTCGGTTGGTTACCCGAAACACTAATCGGTGAGTTACCGAAAGAATGGAACGTACTGATTGGCGAACAAACAAACAAAAACGCCAAGATTGCCCACTACACGCTGGGCATACCTGAGTTTGATTACTACCAAGACTGTGATTTCAGCAAGCAGTGGCACAATACTAAGAGCAGAATGCTTAACGGCTTGATAAAAATGAGGGAGCTAGTCGATGGCTGATTATCGTGACATGGCTGCGGCGCTAAGTGCTGGGTATGGACAAGATACCGGCCCGATTACGGCTGACACGCTGATCACGCTAAAGAACGGCAAGAAAACAACGGCAAGCGACCTGTTGGGAATGCTTAAGGGCTTTGGGCAGTCGGTCGGCAGCAATCTGGAATCATTGGGTCGCGGCGGTGTGGCATCAGTAATTGGTGCAGGAGGCGACCTTGAAACCTTTGGTCGGATGGGCTTGAACAAGTTATATGGCGCAGGCGGTGTTAACGTAAGTGAAACCCCTGTACTGCCGACTAGCACAGACATTTTGGGCATGATGCCAAGGGCGACCGCGGCAAGGCCAGAGACCGCGGGAATGGAGGAGCTGGGTGGGTACATGACACCAGCAACCGCTAAGGTACTAAAGCCATTGGCGACAGGATATTTAAATTTGGCAAGGCAGGAAATTGCCAATGTGTCATCTGGTATGCCATCCAGATCGCTATTGGGTGACATTACGCCAAAGCCTAAGTTACTTGATGTTTACCACGGTACACCGCACACACTACCACCGACTGAGCGCAACCCATTAGGTGAGTTTGATGCGTCAAAGATTGGAACTGGTGAGGGAGCGCAAGCGTATGGGTATGGCATATATACGGCTGAAGCAAGACCAACTGGCGAAAGATATAGAAGCCAACTAGCACCAGAAAAAAATGTAACAGACTTGAATCAAAAAATGCGGTTTGTAAAAATTGGAGACAAACCAATAAGTCCAGATACTTTTGATATTGACATGAGTCAAGAATTAATTGATGCCGCCAAATCTGGAAAAAAAGAATTCTTAGACTTTGCTAATCAAAAAAAATCAAGATGGGAACAACTAGCAAAAGATGAGTCTTATAAGTTCCAACCTTATGCAGAAGAAAAAATAAAAGCATATGACGACTTGATTAAGGAAGCTGAAAAGTCGGGTGTTAAATACACTGGTGCTGGAAATCTTTACAAGATTGATTTACCTGATGAAATGATTCCCAAGATGCTTGATTACGACAAGCCAATGAGCGAACAATCTTCTGAAGTGCAAAAAATACTTTTGCCATATCAAAAAGAAATTGGCGGTAGTTTTGGCACTGGTGAGCAGACATTGAAAGCCATTGCTTTTGAAAGACGCATGAAAGGTCTTGATGACTCTCCTCAAGCAGTTGCTAATCAACTTCAAGAAATGGGTATTGTTGGAGTTAAGTATCTTGATGAACTAAGCAGAAGCACAAAATACAAAGGCGACTCAGCATATTTTTACGCTGGTCAGGACTTTAAGGAAAATGGCTATACGCTTGAAAGCGCACTTGAAGGCATGAAGCAAGCGTATAAAGATGCAAATCCACAAGAATTAAAAGATGCTTTAGATGCTGTTTATACGCCTCAAACTCGCAATTTTGTTGTTTTCCCTAATGAAGAAAAGAACATGACCATTCTTGAACGCAATGCAGAAAAGATTACCAAATGACTACACAAGTAACTAAAGTAGTTAAAACTAGAAAGAAAGCCGGTGGTCGAGCTGCGGGTGTGCCTAATAAGGTCACAGCACAGGCTAGAGAGGCCATAGCAATGTTTGTGGATGGTAATGCCCACCGACTCACGCAATGGCTTGATGACGTTGCTAATGGCATTCCCGAGGCTGACATAAAACCCAATCCTGCCAAAGCCTTTGAGCTATTCCAATCAGTGGTTGAATACCATGTACCCAAGTTGGCAAGGACTGAGATCACTGGCAAGGATGATGGGCCGGTAGAAATGGTGGTGACATGGGGCGGCGTGAAGTAATTCTGCCCTACAGCCCACGGAAGGCATTTATGCCATTCCACAACAGGACTGAGCGCTGGTCTTGCTTGGTTGCCCACCGCAGGGCTGGAAAGACCGTAGCGGCTATCAACGACCTGATCAAACGAGCCATTACCGAAAGCGGTAGGGGCGCACAGTACGCTTACATAGCCCCATTCAGAAGCCAAGCCAAGCGGGTGGCATGGGATTACCTTAAGTTCTACGCCGCACCGGTGACCAAAGCCACCAATGAATCCGACCTATCGGTGGAGCTGGTGAACGGCGCAAAGATCATGCTGTTTGGCTCAGACAATGCAGACGCAATGCGGGGCATGGGATTTGCCGGTGTTTACCTTGACGAATATGGTGACTTCAAGCCCAGTGTGTGGGGAAATGTGGTGAGACCAACTTTGTCTAGCACTATGGGCTGGGCTGTGTTTGGGGGTACGCCCAAAGGCAAGAATCAGTTTCACGACATTTACAAGGTCAGTCAAGTTGTGCCTGATTGGTTTCTTCTACGCCTACCGGCATCAATGTCCAAGCTATTGCCTGACTCAGAATTAGAGGCGGCTCGGTCTCAATTAAGCATTGATCAATACGATCAGGAATACGAGTGCAGCTTTGATGCAAGTATCTTAGGAGCCTACTATGGACAGGAGATGCGCCAGGCGCAAGATGAGGGCAGGATTTGTGAGCTACCGTTTGAGCCAGAATCTCTTGTTTTCAGTGCATGGGACTTAGGTTATCGAGACGACACGGCGATCTGGTTCTATCAGGTGGTCAGGGGCGAGATCAGGGTGATGGACTATTACGCCGTATCAGGCGCAAGCATTGAGGAAATAGCCAATGTGGTTAATGCCAAGGGCTACCGATACACCCGCCATTTCCTGCCGCATGATGCTCGAGCCAAGACCTTAGCAAGCGGTGGTAAGTCCATTGTTGAGCAGTTGGCTGCACATTTGGGCGGCATGAGCAAGCTGGCAATTGTTCCCGAAATCGGTGTGCAAGATGGCATTCAAGCGGTTAGAATGGTTTTACCGCTGTGCTACTTTGATCCACGCTGTGAGGAGGGATTAGAGGCACTCAGACAGTATCAACGTGAATATGATGAAGACAAAAAAGCATTTCGTCAGACTCCGAGGCACGATTGGACAAGTCACCCGAGCGATGCTTTTCGGATGATGGCAGTAGCTTATCGACAAGAAGCAAAAGATCAGACACCGCCCAAGGGCAAGACCCTGCAAACCATCACACTCGATGAGCTGTGGGATTATGAGATGCAACATAAAGAGGAGCGAATATGAGCCAGCCAGTAGCAGAAGTAGGTGCATATAAAAACATGACGGCAACAGGGGCGGTTTCTACTGGCCCTTGCCAATTGCTTGGGTTTTACGTCAATAACACCAGCGCAGGCACAATGGTGTTAACCGATGGCGGCTCAGGTGGCACGGTTGTCTCAGGGACAATTACGCCTGCCATTGGGTTTCACCGATTTCCCGCCAATATTGGAACAAGCCTTTACTTTACAGAGGGCGGCGCAATGGATGTGACATTCTTCTTTGCCAGCGGTAATTGATCATGTACGATGAAACAGGGGCTTATGAGGGCGAAGACCCAGGCCCGTACTGGCACGATCAGATCGAGACCGCCATCAAGATATTTGATAAGTGGGAGAAGCGCGGCTTAAAGGTTGTTAAGCGGTATCGGGATGAGCGTGATGCCATTGAGATGCCACGCATGAAGTTCAACATCCTGTGGTCAAACATCCAAGTCCTGTTTCCAGCCCTTTACGGCAGACAAGCCAAACCCGAGGTTTCTCGCCGCTACATGGATCAAGATCCTGTTGGTCGGTTGGCATCCACGATGCTCGAGCGCGTGATGGAGTACGAGACCACCCAATTCGGTGACTTTGACTCAGCAATGAGTGGCGCGGTGCAGGACAGACTTCTGCCTGGTCGCGGTACGGCATGGATTCGCTACGAGCCTGTGATCGTCAATGACCGACCTGACGACGACGGCGTATTAGATGAGACCGAAGAATCTCAGGTTTACAACACGGTAGAAGACCCAACCGAGCGCATTGATGCAGCTCACAGCCCGATTGATTACGTCTACTGGTCAGACTTCTTGCATTCACCAGCTCGGACATGGGATGAAGTGTGGTGGGTTGCCCGCGCCGTCTACATGACCAAAGAAGAGGGCGTAGAGCGCTTTGGGGACGTATTTAAGAACGTCAGCCTGACTAGCTCAAATACCGACATGGACGGCAAGAATCCATTGACCGCCAAGATGACCTACGACAAAAAGGCGATGGTCTATGAGATTTGGAACAAGCGCACGGCAAAGGTTTGCTGGATTGCCAAAGGTTATCCACAGGCGCTAGATGAGAGAGATGACCCGCTAGAGCTTGATGAGTTCTTCCCATGCCCCAAACCGTTGATGGCAACCACCACCACCGGCACGATGATCCCTGTACCTGATTACTGCGAGTATGAGGATCAAGCGCAAGAGCTGGACAACTTAACGCAACGTATCTACCTGCTGACCAAAGCTTGTAAAGCGGTCGGCGTGTTTAATGCCGAGTTCAAAGAGTTGGCGCGGATGTTCAGCGAGGGCGTGGACAACAAGCTATTCCCAGTGACCGGCTGGGCGGCAATGTCGGAAAAGGGCGGCTTAAAGGGCGCTATCGACATGATGGACACCTCGCAGATTATTGTGACCTTGCGTGAGCTGTATGCGGCTAGGGAGCAGGTTAAGCAGTCAATCTACGAGATCATGGGCATATCGGACATTCTGCGCGGATCGTCTAAAGCTCAGGAAACCCTCGGCGCTCAACAGCTCAAGGCCAACTTTGGTAGCTTGCGGTTAAAGAGCAGTCAGGGCGAAGTGGCGCGGTTTGCAACCGACATTTTTAAGCTCAAGGCGCAGGTCATTTGCAAGTTTTACCCGCCTGAGCTGATTGTGGAAATGTCTGGGGTGATGAACACACCGGACGGTCAAGACCCGCAAAGACTGCAGGCAGCGTTGCAAATGTTGTCAGACAGCACCATCCGCGACTTCAACATTGCGGTTGAGGCTGACAGTTTGGCGCAGATTGATGAGCAGGCCGAGAAGCAAGGCGCACAAGAGGCGATTCAAGCAATCGGTCTATTCTTGCGTGAGGCAATCCCAATGATCGCCCAAGCGCCTGAGACCTTGCCTATGGCCTCTGAGATGTTGTTATTCCTTGTGCGCCGGTTCAGAGCTGGTCGCGGGTTGGAAAGCGCGGTTGAGAGAGCAATGAAAGCCTTGCAAGACAAGGCAGACGCTGCCAAACAGCAACCGGCAGGCCCACCGCCCGAGATGCTACAGATGCAAGCTGATCAACAAGCAGAGCAGATGAAGATGCAAGCACAGGCGCAGTCTGATCAGATGAAAATGCAGGCAGAGGCACAATTGGCGCAAGCGCAGGCACAGTTTGATATGCAGATGCAAGAAGCACGAGCGCAGACTGAGATGCAGTTAACGCAAATGAAAGTAGATTTAGAGACTGCCAAGCAGAACAATGAGCTACAAATTAAAGCCCGAGAAATGGCTGGAAGGGAAGAATATGAGCGATGGAAAGCAGAACTTGATGCAGCGACTAAGATCATGGTGGCAAGGATTGGCAGCAACCCTGGCGTTGACCTACCGGTCGTTGAAGCAGCGGCTGCACAAATAACCAACGAGTTGGGTGGCACAATTGTTCAAGCAATGGACAAAATAACCGCCTTGCATGACAACATGGCAAACCTACATGGGGAGTCAATGCAAAACATTGGCGAGGCCATGCAAAGGCTTAACGCACCCAAACGAGTGATAAGGGGCGCTGATGGCTTAGTGATAGGCGTGGAGACAGCATGAGCCTTGTTCTAGCTGATCGGGTTAGGCAGACCACCACCGCGACCGGCACAGGGACACTAGCGCTGGATGGCACGGTAGAGGGCTTTCAAACCTTTGCGGTAATTGGCAACAACAACACAACCTATTACACAATTGCAGGCGGTACGCAATGGGAGGTTGGGATTGGTACTTACTACGCAGGAACGCTGGCAAGGACAACTTTAATTTCCTCATCTACAGGCTCAACGATTGATTTTGCGGCGGGTGTTAAGGACGTATTTGTTACCTACCCTGCCGAAAAGTCGGTTAATCAGGATGCCAATAACCGTGTTTTGATACCTTACACGGCAGGCACAACCAATGTTGGCTCTTTAAATGTTGGCGATGTTACTGGTCACACCGATTCGGGCGTTATCGCAGGGTTTACGGCAAGTGAGGCGTTATACCTTTACACAAGCCTGCAAAATACAAGCGCCAGCAATACAAGTTACGCAAGCTATGCAGTTAATGACGGCGGTCACACGGCCTATGGCGAGCTGGGAATAAATAACGCAAATTACAGTTATATAGCTGCGGGATTTCCCAATAATGGGTTTTCTACGCCATTAGCAACCTTTGTTGAATCTTATGGTGGCCCACTTGTTTTAGGGTCGTGGGATAACCAAAAGATAAGCATGGTTATCAATGGTGCTGTTAGCACTACGGATGCAATGACCATCAACACCAATGGATCGGTGGCATTTAACGGTCAAGTTGGCTCGGCAGGTCAGGTATTGCAAAGCAACGCCACAAGCGCACCGACATGGGTGACCCCAAGTTCATCACTTCCTATTACTAAAATGCAAGCACAATCATTTGGAGGCTTTTAAATGGCACAAAATACATCACCAGTTTTTCCTTTAGTCCCAGTAGTAATTTGGGTAAACACAGGAGCAGTTACTGCAAACACAACCACCGATTTAACGGCGGGTACAAATTACAATTCTAACTTTACATCTAATGCAACTAATGGTTCTAGGGTTGACTTTATACGTGTAAGGGCATTGGGTACAAACGTAGCAACAGTTATGCGTGTTTGGCTTAACAATGGATCAACAACAGCAACGGCGGCTAACAATACATTGTTTTTTGAAAGAACATTGGCGGCAACAACTGTTTCACAAACGGCTGAGTTGGCTGATGTAATTGTTCCAATAAATGTATCTTTGCCAGTAGGGTATAAGATTTATTACACGTTTGGAACTGCGGTAGCGGCTGGTTATGGAATTCAAGTAGTTGGTGGAGATTACTAATGTTTGTAGGTTTTCCATCCACACAAACGCCCACAATTCAATGGTGGGATTTTAGTAAAACAAATTCTACAACAAACAACAATAACATTGCTTTGGCAAATGATTGTGCGGATGTGCAATATTTTGCAACAGGTGGTTCAGCAACAACCATTCAAGTTACCTTGCCACCTAATCCAGCACAAGGCAAAACAATAATTATAAAAAATGACAAGTATGGTAGTAGTACACAATTAGTGCAAATCAATGATGGAAGTGTGCCATATATTAGTCCAGCAAGTCTAGGTGCGGCTTCAGAAGTAACTTATTGTTATATTGTACAAAACACTTTGGCTGGATCAGCGGGAGCATCATTTTTTTCTAATTGGATCCGAATTGCTGGAGGTAGCACGTATCTAAATCAAGCCGCAACGTGTATTGGTGGTTATGCTAATTCAGCAAGTGGTTATTCTTCTGCGGTTTTTGGCGGTTATAACAATGTAGCATCAGGGACTAATTCAACAGTAGTTGGAGGCGCATTAAACACAGCGTCAGGAACATATTCGCATGCTTCAGGTGTAATTTCTACGGCTAATTCCACTAATTCTTTTGTGCATGGAGACAGTTCAACTTCACGAAGCGTTATAGGTAATACTGTATTTGCGGCAAATAGTGGCACTTACACTAGTGGCACAAAACAATTAGGCATGTTAGCTATTGGCGCACAAACAACAGATGCAACGGCAACAGTATTACGAAGCAATACAAGTGCCGCAAGTGCAACTAACCAAATTGCTTTAGCAACCAATTCTGCATATTACTTTAGGGGCGAATGTATAGCAGGGGTCACCGCCGCAGGAGATGCAAAAGGTTGGTATATAGAAGGTGTTATTAAACGAGCCACAACAGCGGCATCTACCGTTCTTGTTGGTACTCCCTCAGTAACATCCTTATATGCTGATGCAGGGGCGGCAACATGGAATCTTGCGGTTACCGCAGACACAACCAATGGCGCATTAGCAATAACAGCAACAGGTCAAGCGGCAACAACCATTCGTTGGTTATGTCAAATTCGTACAACTGAGATGGGATTCTAAAATGGCACTCAAAATATCTATATCTACAAGTAGTGTGGGCGTACCTTTTACAGATGCATATGCTCGGATTACAAACATTTGGGCAACCAAAGATCAATGCCAATACCAAGTATCTGTATTTGCAACAGCAGATGCTAGAACAATTGGATCATCAGAAGTCGCACACCATGCCTTTTATTGTGCGTTGCCAAGTGGTGATTTGATGGCAGGTTTGTATGCTGACTTGAAAAATCAGGTTGGATTTGAAACCGCAATAGATTGTTGATAAACAACTTTTTAAGGTTTAAATGTTTGGTTTCGCATCATTTGCAGAGCTTCCATTTGCCACAATAGGCGCAAGTGCAGCACCAGCACCTGAGATTTTATTAGGTGGTCACTTTGGCTTTGATGAAAAAAAGCGCGATGCACAATGGGCTAAAGACCGAAAGTTAGAGGCTCAACGCAAGCTAAAGCTACAAGAGGCATTGTTTGGTTTGCCGCCCGAAGTCAGGGAAGAGATCACCTCTGCACCTGCACAAACAATAGAGGTTGCGGTAAGAAACCAAATTGATTATGATTTGCTTATGCAAAAGGTCAAAGACCTTGAAGTGCGTGTTAAGCTCAAACGTGATGAAGAAGATATTGCAATGATCTTGGAGATGATGTGAAAACAACATGGGTATTTCCATCTAACGGCAGCGAACCCTACGAAAAGTCTAAGGGTCAATCTGGCGAATACACCGCAGTGATGGGCGACATTACCCCATTTATGTCACCTGATGGCAAGATGATTGAGGGCAGAAAGCAGTGGCGCGACCACCTTAAGCGCACCGATTCAATCGAGATGGGGCATTCAGATGTTAAGTATGCTCAAGCCGAATGGAACAAAAAGAAAGAAGTCCACCGAGACAGGCTGCGCGGACAGTTGGCGACCGTGCAAGAGTTTGACCGACCAGGCGCACCAATTTCCCCTGTTAAGATGTCTAACCTAAACGTAGAGATGGCAAACCGCCTACACAACCGTCCCATGCCTGAGCGCAAGGAGATGATCAAAATGACCCTCGATCAAATGAAAAGGATGAAGTGATGGAAAACGAAGTTGTCGCACCCGACACGATAGATACACCAGCACCCGAAACCCTAGCTCCTGCGCCAGTTGAAGCCCCAGCCGAGCCGCAAAGCAGAGCCGATACAATACGCGAGGCGTTAACCAAGACACCGACAAATCGTGGTAAACACGCTGCAAGCCAGCCCCGCGAGGGCGGTAAGTTTGCACCTAAGTTCCCTACCGACCAAACACAAGCGCCGCAGATGGCTGAAAAGCCAAGGGCTGAGATGCCCAAAAGCCTGCGCCTCGAGCTGAAAGAACACTGGGAAAAAGCACCGGCTGAATTACAACAAGCCTTTGCACAACGGGATGCCGACTACGAAAAGGGCATCACCTCATACAAGCAAAGGGACGCAGAGGCTCGGGCAATCACCGAGCAATTTGCACCGTATGAGTGGATATTGCGAAACGAAAACAGCACACCGGCGCAAGCCATTGGCCCATTGCTTCAAACGGCGGCATTGTTAAGAACTGGCACACCGCAACAAAAGTCGCAAGCGGTCGCGCAGATGATCCAGCAATTTCAGATTCCATTAGAGCAAGTGGCGGCTTACTTTGGCGGCGAAGCACCACCACAGCAGGATTCGCACTACAATCAATTGGCGCAACAAGTACAGCAGCTTACGGCACACATCACGCAGAGCCAGTACGAGTCGCAGAAACAGAATGAAAACCGAGCACTCTCGGTAATCCAGCAGTTTGCAGGCGACCCCGCAAACGCACACTTTGAGGCAGTCCAAGACCGGATGCTGTCGCTTCTCCAAGCGCCGCAGGTACTAGGGGACATCAGTCACATGTCAGAACGCGAGAAATTGCAAGTGGCATACGACACCGCCGTAAGACTTGATCCACAGTTGGCACAAAGTTTATTTGCTCAACAGCAACAAAGCTACGCCGCACAGAATCAGGTACAGAAAGCAAAACAAGCGGCTGTACAGGTCAGGGGAGCGCCAGGCGCTGCCATCTCAGGTGCAGTCAATCAAATGGATCGCCGTGCCGTCATTGCCAATGCGCTGCGGCAGGTGAATTAAAAAGGAGTAAATCATGGCATACGCCAATAGTAATTACTCAGACGTTTTAGCAACCACCATTGAATCTCGTTCCGGCATCGTTGCCGATAACGTGACCAAAAACAATGCGTTGTTGACTCGCCTGCGTGAGAAAGGCCGTTACAAGCCGTTCACAGGTGGATCGACCATTCTGCAAGAATTGTCATTCCAAGCAAACTCGACCGCGATGTACTACTCAGGCGCTGAAGTCTTAGACATTAGCCCTGCGGACGTAATCTCTGCGGCTCAGTTCCCCATCAAGCAGGCCGCTGTCGCAGTGACCATCAATGGCTTGGAAATGCTCCAAAACAGCGGTGAAGAACAGATCATTGATTTGTTTGACGCACGTTTGGACGTTGCCGAGGCATCGATTGAGAACTTGATCAGCACTGGTATTTACTCGGACGGTACAGCCAACAACGGCAAGCAGATCACTGGTTTGCAAGCTATGGTGGTTGCATCCCCAAGCACCGGCGTGGTTGGCGGCATCGACCGTGCGACTTGGTCATTCTGGCGCAATCAGACGTTTGACTTCTCTACTGACTTGGGTGTATCAGCATCTAGCTCAAACATTCAGACCGGTTTTAACCGCCTGTATGCAAAGACAAGTCGCGGCTCTGACGTGGTCGATTTGATCTTGTTGGACAACAATTTGTGGGGCTTCTTTATGTCGTCTCTGCAAAACATTCAGCGTTTCCCTGGCTCAAGCAAAATGGCCGAATTAGGCTTTGTTGCTTCCAAGTACATGAATGCAGACGTTGTTCTTGACGGTGGTATCGGCGGTAATATTCCGACATCTACTGGTTACTTTTTGAACACGAAGTACATTTTCTTCCGTCCTCACACCAATCGGAATTTTGTTCCTATCGGTGACGAGCGTATGTCTACCAATCAGGACGCAATCGTGCGCTTGATCGGCTGGGCTGGCAATATGACTGCCTCGGGACTCCAGTTCCAAGGCGTGATGACTGAATAAGGAGCAAATATCATGGCAGATTACGTCACAGACGGCAAAATCGGCATTGACTTGACGGCTACTTATGCGTCAACAAGTGCAGGCTCTACAACATTGTTCCCTGTTACCCCTGGTAGCAGAGTGAACACTTCCAACAACGGCGTTTATATGTTTGTCCGCGCCGAATCCACCATCAACGCATTTGATGCGGTGATCATGAGCACATACGCAGACTCAGCGAGTACCACTCCTGTTATGCGAGCTGTGCCTGTGACCACCACAAACGCTGCGGCTTTGGGTTTCAACATGGTTGGCTTTGCACAAACCGCGATTGCCTCTAGCTACTACGGCTGGGTTGGCTTGAACGGTATGCTCAAGGTTAACTTGCTGATTGGATGCAATCCCAAAGTACCTTTGTACACTACATCTACTGCGGGTTCACTGGACGACACAACCGTGTCTGCTGGCTTTATCCAAGGTATCGTAGCTAACACCTCAGCAACCTCTGCTAGCGCACCATTCTGTATGGTGAACAATGCAGGCTTAATCATGGTTGGCGCAGGCTAAACCAGACTGATGCCCCGCCCACAAAGCGGGGTGTCTTTTTAATGAGTTCTGTCCCTTTAAAAATAGTTGGTAAATGTGTCGCAGAAGACGAGACATTGTTTGGTTACATGGATGCGGCGATCGCCAGAGGCTATCCACAGGTCAAACAAGCCGAGCCAGCAAAAACTGGGTCTGTCCTGTTGGTGGCAAGCGCACCTAGTGTCAAGGGTCAGTTAGAGGTCATTAAAAAGATGCAATCAGCGGGGTCGCCCATTGTGGCGATTAAGGGCGCACACGATTGGCTTATTGCTCACGGCGTGATCCCAGACTACGCCTTAGCCATTGACCCGCAAGAACACCGAATAGCGTTTTATAAGCCGCATAAGGCTGTGCATTACATGATTGCCAGCCAGTGCCATCCTGCAATGTTTGACAACCTGACAGGGCATGAGGTCACGATATGGCATCCATACGTTAAAAAGGGGCAAGATCGCCCTAAAAACTCCATGCTGATAGGTGGCGGCACAACCTCGGGATTGAGGGCCATATCGCTGTTCTACGTCCTTGGCTACCGCCAGTTTGAGCTGTTTGGGTTTGATTCTTGTAACACCGGCGAGATGCTCAGGGTCAACGGCGAAAGACTAAAAGACGGCGACAAGCTGATTGAGGTCAAGATCGAGCAAGATGGCGAGACCTTTTACTGCAACACTGCGATGGCGTTGCAGGCCGAGCATTTTCAGACCTATTACGATTACCTGCCAGACGCTGTATTTCACGGTCATGGGCGCGGACTGATCCAAGCAATTATCAACAAGCGCCAGCAAAACATGATAGAGCTGGGCGGCATCCTTGACGTTAAGGCAGACCTAAACAACCGCACATCGTTCATTCATTGGGGCGACAAGAACGCTGCGAGCTGGCGCTATCGAGCTAAGATACCGGCGGGCGATTGGGCAAGCCAGAATGATTTGACCGCCGACACGTTGGTGTTTGCCAAGCCGCAGGCCAATGAGTTGATGGTGATGGCTCGGGCAAAGGCTCGCGGCGCGTGGGTGGTGGTGGATTTTTGTGACGATCATTTTGATTGGATGCACTACCAAGAGGCGCTACGCCTGGCTGATGCAGTGACTTGTTCGACCGTTGAGATGGCTAAAAGAATTAAAGAGCTGGGGCGGGATGCTACGGTGATCCCAGACTTTTATGAGTTTCCCGAGATGCCACCGCACTGTAATGGGGTCAATTTGTTATGGTTTGGGCATCACGTTAACCGTGATAGCTTGCAGCGCATACTGCCTGACCTTGAGGGTTATCCCTTGCGGGTGGTATCAAACTTTGATGGGGCAATCCCTTGGTCGCATGAGACCATGCTGAGGGAGTTTGCCCAAGCCGATATAGTGGTGATCCCTGCCACAGCTCCTTACAAAAGCGCAAACAGGGCAATTGAGGCGATTCGCCAAGGTTGTTATGTGGTTGCAGAGCCGCATCCTGCTTTAGAGGGTTTCCCCATTTACATTGGCAACATCAAAGAGGGCATCGAATGGACAACACAACAGGACATGAACGAACTAATTACCAAGGCGCAGAAGTTCGTGATGGAAGAATTCTCGCCAGCAACACTAATAAACAGGTGGAAGATAGCTACGAAACGGCCTACAACCTTGGATGCGGCTCAAAGAAATGGGACGGCTGGATAAACGTAGACCTGCATTCAGACATTGCAGACATCCAGTGCGACCTAAGAAAACTTGAGTTAGCTACCAATTCAGCCGATGCGGTTGCCGCAATCCACGTTCTGGAACACTTTTATGAGTGGGAAGTCTATGACCTATTAAGTGAGTGGAAGCGGGTATTAAAGCCAGGCGGCAAGATGATCCTAGAGCTGCCCTGCATGGATAAGGTGTTTGCCTACGTTCACAATTGCGTGGTCAGCAAAGAGCCGCTACAACCCTTTATGACCTTAAATGCGTTATATGGTGATCCCAAGTACAAGTCTGAAGCAATGTGCCACCATTGGGGTTGGTTTCAGCGCCCATTGCAAGATATGTTGGAGACGGTAGGAATGCAGAATATTGAGTTCCACGAGCCTCGCTACCATTTTCCATTTCGTGATATGAGGGTGGAATGCTTAAAGGGGTCTTGACCAACACCGAGCGCCATGAGCAAATGGCAAAGTCAATGCACCTGCCCCTGCTGAAGAAAAAGGGCAAATTCAACGACCGGCGCATGACCATTGCGTGTTATGGCCCAAGCCTTGAGGATACCTGGCGGCAGCTTAGGCATCCAATCATGACGGTCTCGGGGGCGCATGATTATCTGGTGGAGAGGGGCGTTATTCCTGATTTCCATGTGGACTGTGACCCAAGGTCGCATAAGGCGCAGATGCTAAGGAAGCCGCAGAAAAATACTAAGTACCTGATGGCATCAGTTTGCCACCCAGACTTTTGGGAGACCCTTAAAGGAAAGAATGTTAAGGTATGGCATCTAGTGAATGGAAATGATTTAGAGACGGTGGCATGGGTTGCCCAGCACCATCCAGAGGGGATGGAAAGCCTGATAGGGGGCGGTTCGAGCGTAGGAATGCGGGCTATGAATGTTTCGGCGGCTTTAGGGTTTCGCCGGTTTGACATTCATGGCATGGATTGTTCGTTTGTAAAAAATCGTCACGCAGGCGCTCACACCGGCAAGGATCAAGTTAAAATCATGGTCAGAGTTGGTTTGAGAACTTTCCAAACGACACAGCAAATGCTCCAAGCGGCGATTGAAATGGAAAATTTTATCGAAACGCAGGATGCTGAAGTTGTGTTTTTCGGTGATGGACTTATGCAGGAAACTGCTTTAAAACTCAAGGAATTAGCATGAAAAACGAAGTGGCTGGCTGGACAAACGATAACTTCATGGAAGACAACCGAGGCAAGATGGCGGTGTTTTTCCATGCGGTGCAGGTGCGAAACAACTTTAAATCAGATGCAGAGAAACGCCCAATCTTTGAAGAGCGCATCTTTATCAAGAAGCTAGTGCCAGGCGATTCGACCTTAATTGTTGACCGTCCTATGCGCGAGCAAGACATAGAAGATTTCCCAATTGAGTGGGCGCGGTTTGAGCAAAAGAAAGAACAAAAAGTTGCCGGTACACCCATTGATGCTTGGTCGGCTGTGTCAGAAACACAAAAGGCAGAGTTCAAAGCCCTTAACATTTTTACCATTGATCAGTTTGCAAACCTGCCCGACGTGGCCGGCGACAAGATCATGGGCTTTAACGACTTGAGATCAAAGGCTCGGACTTTCATCATGGCGGCGCAAGATTCGCAGATGATGGACAAAATCCGCGCAGAGATGGATAAAAAGTTGGAAGCTCAAGAAGCTGAATTGGCTGAACTTCGTGCGATGATCAATAAAAGAGCCGGACGACCTAAAAAAGAAACCGTAGAGGAGTGACATGAGTTACACATTACTGCAACTGGTTGACCAAATGTCCGCAGAGCTGGGCTTAACTCAGCCAGCGGCGGTAATCGGCTCATCTAATAATCAGACCGTCCAGATTCTTGCTTTGGCTCAACGGCTGGGCAAGGATTTGGTTAGGGATTACGAATGGCAGCGCTTAGTGCAAGCGTACATCTGGCAAACACAGGTTGCGGTGAGCACCACAGGAAACATCACCGCAGGCTCAAAGGTCATCACAAACATTCCAACTACTGCGGCTTTGCAGGTTGGCAATGTGATCACAGGCACAGGGCAAGCGCCGTATGCTGAGATTTTGACGATTGACAGCGGTACACAGGTGACGCTAAACACGCCGGTGGCTACCTCAACGTCATCAGTATCAATGACGTTTGCCAAACAGGACTATGACCTGCCTGATGGCTATGACCGCATGATTTCCGACACCAATTGGGACAGGACTGACCACTGGCGCAACCTCGGGCCAAAGTCATCACAAGATTGGCAATTCTTGCAGGGCGGCATTATCTCGATTGGCCCACGCGAGCGCTACCGAATCTACAACAACAAGTTTAGGATTTTTCAAGCCCTGACCACGGTTTACAACTTTGCTTTTGAGTATGTGTCGAATTACTGGGTTTGCGCCACAGGCTCGGATCAAGGGTCAAAATCGGCTTACACGGCAGACACAGACACCTCAATATTTCCTGATGATCTGATGCTGGCTGGATTGAAGTTCTATTTCTTAAAAGCCAAAAAGCTCGATTATGCAATTGAGCTAGGCGAGTTCATGCGGGCGCTTTCATACTGCAAAGCTCAAGATCAACCAGTTTCTGCCATGTCCCTTGCGCCAGTTGGAATGAACCAACTGGTCGGGCCGTGGAGTGTGCAAGATGGCAATTGGCCTAGTGTCTAAGGAGACGACATGAAACTCGATGGTTTGTATGCAAATATTCAAGCAAAAAGGGCAAGAATCGCCGCAGGTTCGGGCGAGAAGATGAGAAAGCCAGGCACTGAGGGCGCGCCGTCTGCCAAGGATTTCAAACAAGCTGCCAAGACTGCAAAGCCTGAGAAAAAGAAATAAATGCTTAATTCATTTGCCAAGATACCGCGCCAACAGTCTGCCCAGACGGTGACGGTTGCCGCGCCTATTGGTGGATGGAATGCTCGGGATGCGCTGGGGGCAATGGATCCCTTGGATGCGGTGACTTTGCAGAACTTTTGGCCTGGCACTAATTCGGTTATTTTGCGAAACGGCTACACCAAACACGCCACAGGCTTACCCGCCCAAGTACAGACGTTGATGGCGTACAGCTCGGGAACTTCAAACAAGCTGTTTGCTGTGTCAGATGGCAAGATTTACGATGCCACCAGCGCGGGTGCGGTGGGTGCTGCGGCAGTAAGCGGTCTGACAAACTCAAAATTCCAGTACACAAACATCACCACACCAGCGGCATCCTATTTGATGGCGGTCAACGGCGCAGACAAGCTACGCACATTTGACGGCACAAATTGGCACATAGATGGCGATGGCGCTCCTTACGACATCACAAATATTGACACGGCAACGGTTGCAAATATCACGTTGTTTAAAAACCGCATTTGGTTGACAACCAATGACACTTTAAAGGTTTGGTACTTGCCTGTTAACTCCATTGGCGGTGCGGCGGTTGCGTTAGACATGACCAGTATTTTCCAGCTTGGTGGCTACATCATGGCGGGAATGACTTGGACGCTGGATGCTGGCTACGGCGTGGATGATTACTTGGTGTTTATCACAAGCAATGGCGAGGCTCTTGTTTGGCGCTTAACAGACCCAACAACCCCAACAGGAATTTCACAGATTGGGCTTTATAAGGTTGGCGCACCAATTGGCAGGCGCTGCTACACAAAGTTTGGCGGCGACCTGCTGATCATTACTCAAGACGGCGTAGTGCCTATGAGTGGGGCATTGCAGTCATCAAGGCTTGATCCAAGGGTATCTATTACCAACAAAATTCAGTACGCCATGAGTTCGGCAATATCGGCTTATGGGTCTAATTTTGGGTGGTCTTTGCTGTATTACCCAAAAGAAAATCAATTGATTCTAAATGTGCCTTATGACGAGGGTGAGCAACAGCAATATGTGATGAACAACATTACTAAGAGTTGGTGTAATTTCACTGGTTGGTATGCCAATTGCTGGGAATTGCACGTTGATGATCCGTATTTTGGCGGCAATGGATTTGTGGGTTTGGCGTGGAATGGCAACACAGACGACACTTCTAATATTGAGGGATTTGGGCTACAGAGCTTTCAATCTTACGGCACGGCCTTGCAAAAGCAATGCAAGATGATTCGCTACCACCTCCAATCAAATGGAACGCCTGCGGTTTTTGGTAACGTAAACGTGGATTACAACCTTGCTGATGAATCAGCCCAGCTTAACTTTTCCACAAGTGCTTATGGTTTGTGGGACACAGGATTGTGGGATTCTGCTATTTGGGGTGCTGGGTTAGTGCCTACGGCTGATTGGCAAGGGGCAACAAATATTGGATATACGTTTGCCCCGCTGATCAAAACAGCCACGCAGGGCATACAATTACAGTGGGTCGCAACCGATCTGGTGTTCGAGGGTGGCGGTGTCCTTTGAGTTAGTTACCGATCATTCAGCAGGTCATTGGACGGCTGGACAGACAAAAGGTAAGTATTTCGAGGCTAACAGCCAATCAATCGGATTGAAACAAAACGGCGAGTTTGTTGCCGGTGTGATTTACGAGAATTGGAATAGGCGAACAATCACTTGCCATATTGCCATTTCTGGTCGGTTGACACCACGCTACTTGGCGGTGATTTTTGACTATCCATTCAATGTTTGCGATGTCAAAAAGATTATTGTCCCAGTAGATTCAACAAATTCTAAAAGTGTCAACTTGGTTGAAAAAATGGGTTTCACAGAAGAAGCTCGAATCAAGGACGGCATGGCTGATGGGGACATGATCTTGTACACATTGGCAAAGAATGATTGCAAATATTTAGGGGAACGATATGAAAAGTTCAAGTCCACCGCCAGCACCTGATTACAAGGGTGCGGCTATTGAACAGGGCGCGGCAAACTTAGAGTCTGCTCGGGCTACGGCAAAGCTATCTAATCCCAATACTTACACGCCCTACGGTACTCAATTGGTGAGCTATGAGGGCGATATTCCCACAGTTCGACAAACCCTTACACCTACGGCTCAAAAGACTTTAGACGCTCAACAAGGCGTTCAATACTCACTTGCTAACCTTGGACAAAAGGGCGCAGATACCGCCAGCACCGTGTTAGACAAGCCGTTTAGCTTTAGTGGGCCTGCGGTGCAGACATCGCTGGACACAAGTGGAATAGCCAAGATGCCGGTCAATGCAGGCATGACAGGGCAAGAAGCAATCATGTCTCGGCTTAATCCCTCCTTGGCAAGACAGCGCACTAGCACCGAGACCAACTTGATTAATCAGGGGTTGCGACCAGGCACAGAGGCTTACGACAACGCCATTCGATCTCTTGGTGAGCAAGAGACCGATGCTCGAACACAGGCGGTTTTGCAGGGTCTTAATCTTGACATTGGCGCAAATGCACAAGGCTTTAACCAAGCAGTGCAGTCGGGTCAGTTTGGCAACACTGCACAACAGCAGGCGCTTGCCGAGGCTATACAGCAGCGTCAGATGCCTCTGAATGAGATCACGGCCTTGATGAGTGGCTCACAGATTCAAAACCCGCAGTTTGGCGCTTACCAAGGCGCTACGGTTGCGCCGCCACCAATATTCCAAGCAACGCAATCGAAAGGCGCATTTGACGCAAACGCATACAACCAGCAAGTCGCGCAACAAAATGCAATGACTTCTGGAATGTTTTCACTTGGCGGCGCTGCTTTGGGTGCTCCAGTAGGTACATTTGGATAACGGGAGACTTTGATGGCAGACATAAACTTATCCCCATACACCGCCGAACAGCAGGCGATGGATCGCCGCCGCAAGATGGCAGAGGCGTTGCAACAACAAGCCATTGCGCCAATTGAAATGCCAAATGTGCCCGGCGCAAGAGTCAGCCCTTATCAGGGTTTAGCAAAGCTATTGCAAGGCTACATTGCTGGCAAAAATCTCCGCAGAGCAGATGAAGAGCAAAAAGATTACGAAAATAAAGTATCACAAGAGACGGCAGACTTATTGAGCAAAATGAGTCAGTATGAAACTGTGCCTGGCGACATAACTTCGCCTGCTGTGCCGGCTGACATTACGCCTGCGGGAACGGACATTCAAGAAAATCAAGCCAGAAAAAATTTGATAGCTTATAACCTTCAAAATACAAAAGATGGAATGAGACAAATACCAATTAACAATGCACCAAACCTTGCAACGTATGAAGAAACTTATATGCCATCTAGCATTACGGATCGCATAATAAAAGAAACCGAAGATTTACCTTTTAAAACAACTCAAGATGTAATTAACAAACCCGCTGTCCCTGAAGAAAGAGGGCCAAGCCGACGAGAACCTGTATTAAATGCAAGTTTTTTAGATTCTACTAAGCCTAATGCTTATAAAACTGGACAAGTCAAACAATTGCTGGCTCAATACTTGATGCAACAAGAGGCACAAAAACAAGCTGCGGCGCAAGCCGAAGCAGCGGCTGCACGGCAAATTCATGCGTTTAATCCAGAACAAACCGCAGGTAGATTTGTTAATGGGCAATTTGTGCCACTTGTTACAGGCAAGCCAAAAGAATTAACCGATTATCAAAACTATCAATTGCAATTACAAAATAATGCAAATGCAATTGCCGCAGTAAACGCTCAAGATAAAACAGGATTAACAGTGAGTCCAGAGGCTCTTCAAATAAATCCTAAAATTAAAGGCGTACCGACGTTTGCAAAAAAGACTAACCGAATAGATGTAAAAACTAAAAAACCTATTTATACATTTAACGGCGAAGATTACATAGAGGATTGATATGGCTAAATTTACAGGTGAATCAATAATTGACGAATCGCAAGTGCAAGCTAAACCTGCGGTCAATCCTGCATTGGTGCAGGCATTAGTGCCGCCTGCAAGATCAGCGCCCTCTTTGTCTCCACAAGATCAAAGAGCATTTGACTTAGCAGAAGCCAAAAAAAAATCCGATGTGCAAACAAAAATTGCTGAAGAAAATCGAGCCGCAGCAAGAAAATTAGAAGAAGAAAAAAGAGCAAAAGCAACAAAACTAGAAGAAGATCAACGCAACGCAACAACCAAACCACCAGCCGAATTTATGGCAAAAGCAAAAAAACTCAAAGACTTTGAGGGTTATTTGATAGATTACAAAACTGAGTTAGACAAAAATTTAATGGTCTTTCCTAAAGAAATACCATTATTGCCAAGTCAAGGCTTGTCTATTCCATTGCCGGTCGGTTCTGACACTGCGCGAATGAATTCAAAGTACACAGCTTTGTTGATGGGACTAAAAGATGCGTATGAGCTTGGCGCTTTAACTGGCCCTGATATGAGCATTGTCGAATCACAAATTACCAATCCGGCAACAATAGCTGGAGCAATGACAAGCAGAGATGCCATGAAAGAACAAGTTAAGGTGATGGAAGGTTTGCTTAGTAGATCAAAACAAAACCTTGAATCTTCTTATGGAAGAAAAATGGATCTTGGAGGGCCAACCAATACACCACCAGCAGGCGCACCTGCTACCGCCAAACAAGCACCTGATGGCAAATGGTATTCGCCCGATCCTGCTAGACCTGGCAAATACTTACAACATTAAAAGGATTGAAATGGCTGGCACACCTGTTGATTTCGACCCATTTGCTAATCAGCCTAAAGCGGTTGATTTTGATCCTTTTGCGGCTAAAAAACCTGCGTATATGCAAATTCTTGGCGGTGAAAATGTAGTTGTTCAACCCTACACCTCGCCATCCATGCAAGACCGCATCATGGGTTTAGTTGAAACCCCCGCAATTATGGCTGGTGATGTTGGTCGCATGATAACTACACCTGTCGCTAGAATGTTTGGCGAGGCGTATGGCGGTTATGGCACACCACAGGGCAAGGAGATGGGGCAAAAAGCCGCCCAAGTAACCAGCCAACAGTTTTACCAACCGCGCACAGAAACCGGCCCTGATATTGTCAATCAGCTAGGCAAGGCTTTGAGTGCTTTACCACCAACCTATGGAGCGTTGGGTAATAAATTATCTGTTTTAGCGCCAGCGGCTGGCGGTCAGATGAAAAACATTGTTGCACCGGCTGCGGTATCCACCCAGCAACGCATGGCTGCGCTTTTACAGCAGCAAAACCCGCAAATGGTGGGCATGGGTGCAGCATCAACAAACCCAGCTTTAGTGCGTCAAGAACGAGCCTTGCAACAGAATATTCGTTTGACCAAGGGCGAGCAATTGCAAGACTTTGGACTTTTAAAGCGCGAATCTGATTTGCCAAAAGAAAATCCCGAATTGGCAAAAGGTTTGACTGAATTTAAGCAAACTCAAAAAGAAGACATTTTGCAACGATTTGAAGATTTAGCAGAACAAACAGGAACAAAGATTGCGCCTGTGGATACAAATTTGAGAAGTGTTGGTACTATTGTTGATAAAGAAATGGTCAAACTATTTGAGGCCAAAACCCTTAAAGTGGACAATGCCTATCAAGCAGCTCGAAATGCTGGCGAAACTAAACAAGTAGTAAGCACTCAACTTTTGGAGCAATGGTTAGAAACTAATGCGCCCGAAGCTCTTTCTGTTTCTGCGATTAACACTATTGGAGCAAAGTTAGAACAGCTTAAAAAACTCAAAAATGGTCAAGTTACCATTGATGATTTAGATCAATTGTATAAATCTGCGGGTCAATTGGGAGAGGCTGGTAAGCCATCTGGTTTGTTTATGAGGCAAGTTAAAGACGTTATCAACGACATGACTGAGGGCGCTGGCGGGGACTTGTACCGCGCCGCCAGAACGCAACGCAAAGAGCTTGCAAATGACTTTGAAAACACTTACCGCGTGGCTAAATTGCTTGGCACTAAGGGCGGCTATGCAGACCGCGCTGTGGCGTTAGATGATGTGTTTTCCCATGTTGTCCTTGATGGCAGTTTGGAAGAAATGCGGACTGTCACCAAGTTGTTGAAAAAAGGTGGGCCACAAGGTCAACAAGCGTATGCCGAGCTGCAAGGTCAAACTATTCAATACATGAAAGACCAGCTCACTAAAAATGCAAGCGATCAACTTTCATTTGCTAAACTAAAAACAACAATTGACACTTTGGATAGCGAAGAAAAACTTGTTTATATGTTTGGGAAACAAGGCCGTCAGACATTGATAGACTTGCGAGATACTTTAAAAGATGCTTTGGTCAAGCCGCCTGGTTCGGTTAACTACTCTAACACTGGCAGCGTGATTACAAGGTATTTGGATAGCTTAACAAATTCAATTGCACCAAAATTTGCAAAAGATTTTATGAAAAACAGAGAAGTCAAAAAACAAGTGAAAGAATCCACAACATACGATGCACTTGCTGAAGCTTTGAAAGGTAAAAAATGAGTTACAACGGCAGCGGGACATTCCAAATAAACACTGCCGGTCAGCCGGTAATCACAGGCACGGTCATATCCTCGACCGCCTTTAACGCCCTCACAGCGGACTTGGCAACAGGTCTGTCCACGGCTATCACAAAGGACGGTCAGACCACTACAACGGCTCGCATTGTATTTGCCCAAGGCATTAACTCAAGCCTTGCCACAGACACCTCAAGCGGCGCTACTGGCTCAATCTTTACCGCAGGTGGTATAGGGGCGGCAAAAGCGGTTTATGTAGGTACAACCTTAACCGTTGCTGGATTAAGCACATTTACTGGCGCAATTGCTGTTGACAGCGTCACCGATTCAAGCAGCACCACCACAGGATCAATTCATACTGATGGCGGTTTGGGTGTGGCTAAAGCTGCGTATATCGGTACAACATTGAATGTAGCTGGCCTTGCAAGTTTTACGGCTACAAGTGCTGTATTGTTGGCAAAAGGCACAACCGGACAAAGACCGTCACCAACAAGTGGTATGTTGCGTTTTAATACGACTACGACTGAGTTTGAGGGATATAACGGCACTGCCTGGTCATCTGTTGGCGGGGCGGCTTTAAGTAACGACACAAGCACAGCAACTAATGTTTTCCCATTGTTTGCAAATGCCACAACAGGGACAGCAACAACCTTGTTCACCGGCAATGCTTTTCTTTTATACAAGCCCAGCACTGGTGAGTTGCAAGCAAGAGTTCCTGTTGCAAGTAACGGCATTGTGGTAAACAGTCAGTCGGTGGCAACAAGCTATACGATTGCAACAGGGTACTCAGGAACATCAGCAGGGCCAATCACAATTGCATCTGGTCAGTCAGTCACAGTATCTAGCGGTAGTCGCTGGGTTGTCTTGTAAAGGAATAATATGAGTTCACTTGTTTTAACAGGCGACACTAGCGGACAGGTAACACTTGCCGCCCCTGCTGTTGCGGGTACTAGCACTTTGACACTTCAGGCGGCCACTGCGACAAGTGCTGTCAATACATTGGCAACAGCGGTTGCGTCTACATCGGGTACTTCAATTGACTTTACGTCTTTGCCAGCGTGGGTGAAGAAAATTACTGTGATGTTTTATGGTTTAAGCACTAATGGCACATCTATACCTATTATTCAAATAGGTGGTGGTTCTGTTGAAACCACTGGGTATTTAGGCGCAGCAATAAGTAATGGAACAGTATCTGCTTTTACAACTGGCATAGGTTTAGGGGGTAGCAATTCAGCGGCATCTGTAAGAAGTGGGCTGGTTCAAGTTGTTACACTTGGTTCAAATCTTTGGGTAGCAGGCGGTTCATTTGCACAAACTGATAGTGCGGTAGCTGGTTCAATGGCGGCAAATAAAACTACAGCAGCAACTCTTGACAGAGTTCGCATCACCACAGTTAACGGCACAGACACATTCGATGCTGGCACTATCAACATTCTGTACGAAGGATAATCATGTCAATACTTGTTTTAACTTCTGACACGCTGATTGGTACGCCAGCCGCTGGCAACATTGAATACAACGGTCAGTTCTATGGGACTGACAGTGCCTTATCACGGGCGCAAATGCAGAGGATTACGCAGGGCACTGCGGTTGCAAGTACATCTGGCACGTCTATTGACTTTACTGGTTTGCCAGCATGGGTGAAGCGGATTACTGTGATGTTAACTGGAGTTAGTATTAATAGTACAAGTAATTTTTTATTTCAAATAGGGTCTGGTTCGGTTACATCAACTGGATATGCGAGCAGAGCAACGTATTTTCAAGGCGCAACTCTTAGTGGTGGTAACAGCAGCGCAGGGTTTATTGCTGGAAATTTTGGGGCAGCAAATACACAATCTGGGGCAATAACTTTAACTTTATTAGCGTCAAATACTTGGGTTGCCACTGGTTATTTAGCAGATAGCGGTTCAAATGCAACATCTATTGGTGGAACATCACCTGCACTTAGCGGCGCTTTAGATAGAGTAAGAGTTACAACAGTTGGCGGCACTGACACTTTTGACGCTGGTTCAGTCAACATAATCTACGAGGGCTAAACGATGAGTACAGTAATCGACGGTTCAGCAAGCGTCACGATCAACTCTGGCGCAATTCTTGGCATTACCTCTGGCACTGCGGTTGCATCTACCAGTGGTACAAGTATTGACTTTACTTCTATCCCATCATGGGTAAAGCGTATTACTGTGATGTTTAGTGGTGTGTCTGCAAGCGGTACATCTGACCCTGTTATTGTTTTAGGTACAGGCGCAACTCCATCCTATGCTTCATCTGGATATGCTGGCATTTATATAACTCAAGCTGGTGGCTTTTTTGCTAACTTGTCTGCTTATTTTCGTATTTCAGGATTAAGTTCTGCTTCCGCAACAATGTATGGGACAGCAACATTTACACTTTTAACTGGGAATACTTGGGTATGCAATTCTGCTACGGGTAATGGTTCTTCATCTGCCGCCAACCAAGCATCATATTGTCAAGGCTCAATTGCTCTTTCAGGCGCACTTACAGCAGTACGCATCACCACTGTCAATGGCACAGACACCTTTGACGCTGGCAGTGTAAATATCCTCTATGAATAAGGAAACATCATGACACACAGAATTGTAGTAAATGTAGAAACAGGTGAAGTCACTCAAGTTGAGTACACCGCTGAAGAACAAACAACGCATGATGCTGCTGTAGCCGCACAAGAAGCTGCGGCTGAAGCACAAGCACTTGCAGACGCGCAAGCAGCGGCGGTAGTAACACCAACTGAGCCAGTAGTATGAGTTTAGAGACAGACTTCTACGCGCATCAGGCATCTTGCGATGAGCGATACAAGAATATCGAAGAGAAACTAGAGGCTGGAAAGCAGCGCATGACGCGCATAGAGTATCTGCTCTACATCGTGATCGGCGCAGTGTTGCTCGGCCCTGGCTTTGTTGGGGTGATCGTCAACAAATTAATAGGCGCGTGAAATTGAACCTATCACACTGGCATTGGCTGCAATTGCTGGAATTAAGCAATCTGTGGCTCTGTACAAGGAGGCAAAAGCTGCGGGGACAGACCTTTACAAGATAACCAAGGAAATATCTGGATTCATTGGACAATTCTTTGACTCGCATGAAGAGATAAAAAAAGAAGTCAAGCGCCAAGAGCTTGACCCACCCAAAACCAAGTCAATGAAAGCACAGGCTCTTGAGAATGTGTTTCACCAGATTGAGTTGGAACGACAGTCAGTAGAATTGCGTGAGTTTTTGATCTACCACACAGACCCAGCACTTGGTGCGGTCTGGTCACGGTTTGAAGAAGAATATAAAAAACTGAACGAGGAAAACGAAAAACAGATTGAACTGGAACGTCA